TGGTAAACCACTAACATTAGCAGCATATAAATGTAAACTACAAGTTACTGGAGTAGGAGAATAATTGTTTTTAATTTGATTAATTGGTGTTTGATCAAATTGCATTAATATTCTTCTCATTTCAGATTGACCATCATAAGCTTTAGATAGTTGTTTTGAAATGTCTAATATCTCATCTATACCTGAGTTGAGATAGGCATAGTCTGAGTAGATTGTAGCGTCTTTTGTAGGGAATAGTTTATATACAGCCATTTTATATAAATATATTTTTAGTAAACTATTACACGACCAGATATATCAGAATCAGGATATCTTACTTCAAATATAGAAGGATCAATAGAAGGATAAATTATTCCATTTAAAGTAGCAGCATTTAAATCATAAGCATATGGAGAATAATTTGAACCAGCTTTATTAACAAATTCTAATTTTCTTACTGTTTGAACACCAGGAGTGTTATATAATACAGCTTCAACTGCAGTTTTAATAATAGGTTGATTAATATTCCATTTAGATGTTTCAAAGAATGTTTTTAGTTTAGTAATACATTCAGTTAGCACTGTTTGCGCATTATAACCAGTTAAAACAGATATATCAAAATTAACACCTATATTAATATAAAAAGCGTCTCTAATTGATAAAGCGTCTGTAATCATTTTAAACTGTTCTAAATAATTTTTTAAATTAAGTTTAACAGCTGGAGATGCTGTGGATAGTTTTCCATCTATATTATTTGATAAAATATAAATAGATAAAGCTAATGGATTGTTATTTAGTAATTCATTAGGTCTATCAGTATCTATACCTACTTTATAATCTTGGGCAACAAATGCTTTAGATATATAACCAAATTCCGAAGGTAATGATAAAGCTCTTACTAAATAATCTTCTTTAGTAACACCTCTTAATTGAGTTGGGAAGTTAGCTAATGATTTTTGTCTAATTTCTTCAACTGTTTCACCAGGACCACCACCAACAGCTCCTACAGGATTGTTAAATCTTACAGAATCTTGAACAACAGTTACTATACCTGAGTCTAAACCGTATGAATCTATAAAAGTATTTACTGTTGTAGGAATTGTTAAGTCATTAGAAGGAACATTTGATTCTGGGCCACCACCAACTATATAATTAACTGTTAAAGTAACATTTGAAGGTGCTAAACCATATTCATTAGTATATAAGAAATTTGATGGATCAAATGCTGTATTAAATTTAGATATACCATCAACTAAACCTAAACCAACATTATCTGGGTTAGGGATAATTAATTCATCAGCAACTGAAGAAACTCCTGATCCAAAACCTATTTCTAATGTTGTAGCATTGGTAAATCTAGTTGTAAATCTTCTATTAACTTTTTTTAGTCTCAACATATAAGCAGCTGAGTCTCTATATTGAGCGTAATTAGGTTCATAAACAGGAATGTTATATGATTTATCAATAATAGTATCTTGAGCTAAGTAAGGAACTTCATACCAAGTATTACCATCATCATCAACTATACTTTCAACTTTAATAATTTGATTATCAACTAAATCTACTGTTGAAAACTGTTGAGAATTACCAAAAGTAAATGTTGTTGATGTTTTAGTTCCTGAATAAGCTGAAACTCTTTTTTTAAATAGATAATATTCTGGGTTATTTGTACCGGCAACATAACTATAAATTGATATATCTGTTGGATCAAATGAAGATGAAAATCTGAAATCGACTAAATTTTCAGTTATAAAAGTTACAGATGAGTTTGAATTTGAAGTTACAACTGAACCTTCTTGTACTTGTAAACAGTATCTATAATCTGGTTCATAGTTGTTAGAGGCATCTGAAGGAATTAGTTGGAATACATCTAAATTAGTTTGAGCAGTTGAAATAACTTTTGGTTTATATCCTAAAGAATATGCTAAAGCTAATATATTTTTTTCTTCTTGAGCGTAAGCTAATAATGTTTCTTGAACTTGATTATCAGTATAAAATGATAAAACATCACCAACATAAGCAGCCAAATCAATAAACATATTACCTGGAGCGGATGGTCCAAAATCTATATAACTATTCTGATAATAGTTTTTAATATACTCTACTAAACTTTGTTTTAAAGAAGTAAAGTCCCTGTTAATATATTTTATATCTTGACTCATTGTGTTATATTAATATTTAAAAGATCTTTTTGATCATATATACTATAATCTATTATTAAGTTAGCTGTATAGCTATCTGGATCTGTGTTTATGGTTATATTGTTGATAATAACTCCAGGAACATATTCTAATATCCCTTGTTCTAAGGTAGCTATTATACTATCAACATTAGTAGTAGGATCAAAAAGCATACGTCTTATATCTCCTCCAAAGTTAGGATCAAAAAGTCTTTCACCTTTATTAGTTAAAACATAATTAATTAATTGAGATTTAACTTGATCTTTTGTTGTGATAGTTTGATTAAATACACCATTACCATTATACAAAACACTTATCCCCAAAGCTCTTTGAGGTCTAGCTACTTGGGGATTAATTCTATATATTGGTCTTACTGGCATTAGATTTTACCGTTTTCTTTTAATTTACCCATTATAGCTCTATAATCAGGAACAGCATCTATTTGTACTTGATTAATGTCTTTAACAGGACCTGATTGTTGTAAAAAATTTTCTACAGAAGTTACTTTAGTTTCATTACCTCCCATATTAGGCATCATAGATGAAAAATTAGGGGCCATAGGAGAAGTACCATTTATTAAAGTTCTCCAACTACCATCAGCGGCTGTTTCTTGTAAAATGTCTTTAATTGGGTCACCTGTTGGTTTAAATGTTTGTTTTTTAACAGGGATATCTTTAACAATATTTTTTACTGTTCTAGATTCATTAACTTGAGGTTTACTCATTTCATTGAGTTCTTCACGAAGTACATTTCGTACTTCATCTCGCACAACTTTTCTGATTGCATTTAAAAATTCATTTGCTTTCATGTTTATAAATATTTATATTAACTAAGTATTCGTTTTAATTCTTGAATTAATTCGTATGGTGTTTTAATTATACTAGGAGCTGTTTGGGTTATTAATAATCCTGATAAAGCTTCATATGCTACTGCTTTATTAAATCCATTATCTAAAGCAACAATTTTAATAGTATATTTTATACCATTTGAACCTATTATAGTTTCTTCTAATGTTAAAGGTACTTCAGTAGATTTAATAGATGTTATTAATTCTTCTTTAGTGTTTTTGTAATCTGCTGGGTTGTTGATAATATTAAGTTGGGCTTGACTTAATAAAAATTTTAAATTAGATAATAAAGAATTGGCTGTTGTTATTAAAGCTTTTATAACTCCAATAACTTCATTTATATCACTAATAGTTTGTTGAAGTTTAATATTTTTTTCATATTTTTTAAGTATATCAGCAAGTGATAATCCTGTTGTAGGTTTAGAAGGTGATGGGCTTGCTAATTCAGTAGTGGTTGAAATAAATTGAACTTCAATTTGACCTTCTCTAAATTTAAGAAGTATTTGTAATCCTGTTAATATTTTATTAGCAAATCCTAAAATTTTATTAAGTTTTTCTATACCATCATTTATTTTTTCTATAGTTTTAGTAGTAGACTGAATTCTTCTATCAAACTGAGCTTTAATCTCTAACCAAGGACCATCAACAACTGGGTAAAAATTAACAGTTGTACCTTGAATTTCTACTCTTCCTTTTCTATCTAATAATGATGTAGCTGATTTAGTTATTTTGTTTATATTTTCTTCTGATGTAGCTATAGATATTAGTATAGGTTTTAATATAGGAATTAATGCTTTTACAATTTCTTTAACTCCTAAAGAACCATCACCATCTAAATCAGTATTTGATAATGAAGAGGATACTTTTGTTTTAAAATCACTAACAGAACCAGATACTTTTTGTCCAACAGAATTTTTAGCATCTTCAAATGATGGAGCTGAAAAGCCAAAGTCACCTACTTCTTCTAAATCAGGAAGTTCTAAGGTAGGTTGTAATTTTTTAACTAAATCAAAAATACCCATTATATAGTTTTAGTTATATTAGACTTATAAAAACCAGGATTATCTAGTTTTTGTAAACTTAAATTCAATTGAATTTTTAAAAAATCAGCAGCTGCAGCATATACAGGAGGTAATTTAGTACTTGTAGCGGCTAATTCATTAAAATTATTAATAGCGTTAACCATTTCTGTTAATATTTGTTTTAAATCATCAGCTTTAACTACTGCTTGTAAATTACCTTTTTTCTCATCACCTAATTGAATTAATGGAGAATTAATATAAAATTTATTAACTATATTATCAGTATCTTCAGGTCCGACATCAATATAAACACCTTCATTAGCATTTATATGAATATATTGATTAGAACTTAAGAATACACTATCAGACCTACCATTTAAGATAAGTCGACCAGATGATAATATAATCTGTTCTCCTTCGTATTGACTAGGTAATGTTGTACTCATGATTTTTTAAATATAGCATTAGTTATAGTTATTTTACCAGCGTTAATCCATCTTTCTATTATAGGAGCTATATAATTATTGACATTAGTAGGTGCTGGGCATTTATATTTGTTGCAACAATTTGGGTTACGAGAACACCCAGAACCACAACATCTAGAACGTTCTTTGTAAAAGCCTTGAGACCAAACATAAAAAGCACCATTACTTGGACCATCTGATTGGCTAGCTATTAAATTAAAAAGATCTTGATAAGATGAAGCTGTTTTTAAAGCAGCTACTATAGGAGCATATCTTGAACTTTTCCATAAACCAGCATTAGCATTAATACCATTTTCAAAAGAAGTATAATCTGTAACTTTAGCTTTATTTAAACTTATACAATTTCCTGAATTATCTTTAACACATCCTGTTGGTTGAGTTGAATTAAAGGCATTATATAAAGCACAAGCTCCTTCTTGTTCTCTCCAAGCTAACATAAAAATTAAAGTATACTGATTAATAGGTATATTAGCTGTTTCAAGAAGTTTTTTCATATAATAAATGTACTCATTTTTTGTCATAGCTACCCTACCACTTCTTTTACAACCGGCACCGGCTCCAGTACCACCAGAAGTTATTCTAGGATTGTAAGTAAAACTAGATATATCATTTAAAGCAGATTGAGCCTCTTTTTCTTGTTCTGAGGTAAGTTTAAAAGTTGAAATTGGGGTTGTTGGAGTTGATAAAATGTTTAACTCTTGATCGGCCGATATAGATTCTATATAAGCTTGTGAAACAAAAAACTCTTGATAATAAGGATTATCAACATCACTTAATTGAATAGATTCAAGATCTTCATCTTCAGGTAATTGATAAATTATTAAATCTTCAAATTCATCAGGATTAAATTGAGGAATTACTGTTTTAATTTTTTCTAATACTTCTTCATTAGAAGGTTCTTCATTAGGTAAAACAGAAGATTGGGTTAATGCTTGAGTAGGTAAAGCTCCTGTTGGGTTTGTAACTATATAATTAGAAGAATTATTTTCTAAATTAAAAGTAGTATAGTTTGTAGAACCCATCTGGATATTGATAGGAGAATTTGATATTAAAGAATCTGTTGAGGTTGATATAATACCTATAAAAGAATTATCAGTGTTAGGTGATATTTCTATAGCCCCATCATAATTACTTGATGTTAATTGATTAGTTATATTTTGATTTTGTGAAGAATATAAAAAAACATTACCAGTATTATCTAAAGTCATTCCATTAGATGCTCTACCTTCAATAGTAACATCACCAGGATTAATCCTTCTTCTATAATATTTATTATTACTATATTCTCCAGCCATTAAAATCCGTTTGAAGAGTTTATATATGAGTTAACATCAACATTAACATTATTTCCTTGTGGGGTATTTTGTGGTATAGTGTTATCTAATATAACATTATTATTAACATCTTGCCAAGCATTTAAGGGTTGAGGTTCATAATAAATTACTTTAGTATATTGTGCTTTATTTGTTGATAAATTAAAAGGTTCAGGACCATTAAATAATTTAACTATTTCTCCAACAACTGGAAGTTTAATTATTGTATTAGAAGATGGATAAGCAGTTTGTCCAGAAGTTGAAGTTCCTACTGTTGATGAGTTAAAATTATTATTTAAATACTCAAAAGTAATTGATCTATCATTATTTACAGATAGTACTCGTCCAAAAATATCACTACTAACAACTCTGCTACTTTTATCAAAGCCATTAGCAGCTAAAGATGAGTTAACATTTCCAGTTGGGTTTCCGGTTATTATATAAGTAGCACTAGTAGGCATTTAGTCTTTAATCTCTTGTAAGGATTCAAACAACATTTCTTTTTCTTTCTCAGTTAATAATTCACCACCATCTTGTGAAGCAGCATTCATTGCTCTTTGAACAATACCTGCCATCTTGATTAAAGCATCATCATTCTTAACGCTAATCTCAAGATATTCTTTTAATAAAGGAACCATCATAACAGCATCACCAGGTTCATGGATAAATTCTTTTAATTGAGAGATTAAAGCTTTTAGTTGTTTTTCTTTTTCCTTAGAGTTTTTATAAATATCCTCTAATAACGAACCGAAAGTTTTATCTTTAAATATAATTGTATCAAAATTCATACGCTTGTATATAATATAAATACAAGTCAAAAACAAGAATTTGACTAATGTTTTAAATATCCATAGTTATAATAATTATCGTATTGATCTTTATAAACTACTTTTAAACGTTTAATAATACGAGTAATTTGAGGTGTTGTAGAGTCAGTCATTTCTCTAATATAGATGTATAATGCTTTTTTATTGAATATATCTATATTTTCTCTTTTTCTAAATAACTCAACAATTGAATCAGCTACTTGAGCGTCTTTTTGTTTAGGAAAATAATGGTAAATATACTTGTCCATAAAATCACAAAACAAATCCATAAACTCAGCTGGACCAGTTGGGTCAGCTTCAGCTACTAAATCATTATAGATTGTATTGTCTTCATCTACCTCTTCTACTTCAGCTTTATTTTTAATTTTCTTATATATAGCCTGATTAGAAAGAATTAAATAACGTTTAGCTATAGTACCAAAGTAAGAATATGCTTTACCTTTAGATTGATCATACATGTGCATTTTTTCTAATAAGAAAATAATAACTTCATGTTGCAATTCTTTAATAGTATCAACTTCAGTATAATAATACTTAAAAGTATGAATAATATTTTCGGTTAATTTGAAAAATGGGTGATAAATCTGTTCAGAAAAAAGTCTATCTTTTTCAACTTGATCAGTTGTTTTAGCCCATTTAACAATAGCATCTTCTGTTTCTTGAGTAAAATAGGTATTTTTCTTTTTAGGTTTACGTTTACGTACAGTACCCTTTTTAGTGAGTTCTACTGTAGGGACATCCAATTCAGGTAATACTGCAACTTCCATTATTTAATAATAAATTGGTTTAATGTTGATTGGATTTCTTTAACACCTTTAAAGAACCATCCAATTTCATCATCAGATGAGAATGAACCACGTTTATCAATTTCTTTAAGGTATTTAGCAGATTCTTCAATTGTTTGAGAAATTTCTTGAATCAACATCTGCTGTTGGTTAACAATATTTTCTAATTTCTCGTTTTTCTTTAGTAAGTTCCATACCATATAACCACCAATGGATAAAACCCAAAGAGATACATTTAGTATGGTTATTATTGTAAATGTCATAATATTATAAATTTTTTAACATATCAGCAAAGCCAGGATTGTTTTTGCTAATTGATTTGAAAGCTTCTTCTTTATTTTTAACTGCTGTTACTCTAGGTTCTTTTTTAGGTGCTACAACAGTTCTAGGATCAACAAATCTATCTAATGCTTCGTGTTCAAACTCAATACGAGCTGCCATTAAGTCAGCTTGATGAACAATGTAGATCAAAGATGTCCTAGGTTTAGTTTCTGGCATCCAAGTCATCAAATAAGGTTTATTTGACTCATTATACAATCCATCATGCAACTTAATGGCAAGCATTTCGTTTTGAGAATACTCAATTCCAAATTGGGTAAGTAACCACAAACCACGATCTGGAACGGTCATATAAGCAAGCGCCGGATTAAAGGCGTAAATTTCACCACGATTTTTAACATGCCATTCTGAAGGATTTGGTATCACAGCCTCGTTTTCAAAATCACCAAATTTTCCAACATCATGATTTAAGGCTGCGAATACCAATTCCTCAGTGGTATAAGTTTCTTTAACACCATATTTTTTCCATACCATGTCGATGTCTAAGGCAGCATTAACAACACGCAATACGTGATCAACGTAACCACCTGGAAAACAGTTGTGGTACTCTTTTTTGTGACTAGCAGGCATTAAACAAAAACGCTCTTCATACTTATTGTAGAACTCAAGTAATTTCTCTTTACGAGGAGAAGAAATGTAAAGGTCGATTAGACCTAAAAACTGCTGCCAATTAGACTCTATTTGTTCTGGTGTTAAACTCATATACTGGTAATATAATAAAGAGGAATTAGAGAGCCAAATTTATCTCCATTCGTCACCTTCATTATTAATCAATGTCTGGATATCTGATATATGTTCCTTCAGATAATCAACAAATTCCCTTAATTCCTGGGATGATTGAATAGAAAGTGGTAGTTCACGGAATTTGAAATTAAGCTTGTTAAGCATATTTTCCAATTGATCTAGCTTTCTAGATACTAGTTGTTTCTGTCTCATATTAAATTAAAATAAATTTTCAAAATTATCAGTTATAACTTCAGCATTTCTACCGTCATAAAGTATAACCATTGGGTAATTTTCATTGTTAGTT